ATTACAACATATGATAAACATCATTCAATTAATATTCTTTGTCTTGTTTGTGGTTCCATTACTATTCATTAAGGACCTATTCGAGCAAAGCATTAAGTACTATAAAATAATTAAAGACGAAATCAAAAGACTATGAATAAATACTTCAACAAATCAAAATTAGATTATCCCGAACTATCGATCGAGATTGATGAAATTATCGGGCAAACAATGAGCCAATGCGAGATTGAGAATCATCCGAATGATAGTGAACTATGGGATGCGGAGCAATACTTAAACGAACTCATCGAGCGCAACCAAGAGCCATTACAAGGTCCAACGCAATGGTGCACAATTAAAGAGATAGAACAATAAAAATATTACACAAAACTGACAAAACTATTTGTTTATTCACAAACTAACAACTAATATTGCACTGATGATTACTAAACAAGATATTTTAGACGTGGCACTACAATTAGAGATGCCAATTACTGACAAGCAAATAAATTACGTTTTAGAAAACTATTCTGAGACGGGCGAAATTTGGAACGTACAAGTCGAAGACTTGTTGTACCAATGCGAACCACGGGTTTGCGATATCACGGGCGAAACCATGACCGAGGGATGGGTTGCCAATGATGGCGAAACGTACTTCAAGTATCAAAAAGATGCTGAGGCTTGGGCAATTGAGAACGGATACGAGAGTATTGATGATGCCTTTGAGTGCGATGCAATCTATTGGACTGAGTGGGAAGATTAATACATTGCTCTAAGGGGATAGTATCCCCTTAAAGCAACCAATAATGTTCATTGACGTACGGGGCGAATTAAGTGTAACAACTTAATAGGTGGGTGCTAACAATCCGTTAGCATGAATTGACGAGGACTAGTCAATACCCACTGAAGGCGGGAATAATGGTTGCGAGAGTCCCTCGCATTGAATGAGCGCGGAACAACTCAGCCAACCACATGACAAGCGCAGAGCGGTACTTCGGTGTACCCGTGTGGGCAAACCTAAAAAACAAAACTATGAAACTATTTAAAACTGATTATGTCATTTATGACAAGGCAAACGACCACGTATTGCAAGACTCTCAAGGAAGAATTATTTTGTACGGAGATGAAACAGAAGCAGAGGCAGATTTGTACGGCAATGAAACCATCATATCTTGCACTGAATTGCCGAAACATTGGCAAGTAATTATAACAAACACACAACACTAAAATATAACAAATACACAACCATGGCAAATCATTGTTTCAACTTTGCGAATGTTTACGGAAGTAAGGACGCATTAGATTTATTAGAGAAAAGAATTAAAGATGCTAAAAAAGACAATTACCATTTATGGTACGAAACTTTTTATATTGCATTGGGTACTGAATGCCCGAAGAACACGGACGTTTATGATGACTTTGGAAGTAGGTGGTTCAACTGCGATGTGATTAGAGACAAGGATACTGAAATGACAATTAGTGGGGACTCTGCATGGAGCCCAGTATCCGAGTTTTATAGAAAGATAAGCGAGGCATACAACTTAGAAATCTTCAGCACATTTGAGGAATGTGGTAGTGACTTTGGTGGATGGTATGATTGCAAGAATGGAGAGGTTACAAAGGATATAACGATGACATACGGGCAATATAGATACACTGAAGACCCTTATGAATACACTGCATACTTACTTGAGGATATTGAGAACGGAGACATTGAAGAAGTAGATGAACAACTTTTAAACATAATGACTGACGAACACAAAAAACTATTAAAACTATGAACCTATACAGAATTAACACCACGGCATTTCACGAGGAGGATTTTACTATCCTTACCAACTTGAACGAAGAACAAATTGTAGACATTATCACATCCGTTGTAAAAGATGAGCGTGATGGTGGCAAAAGTTACGACAACGATGACTTGGTTAGTGCTTTAATGAAGGCATATCCAAATCACTTTATCACACATTACAACGAACTTGAAATGATATCAATATGAAACTAACGAACGATAATTTTGTATGGGACATTGTCCCAACACTTGAGGTAGCAGATGCCTACGCAAGAGGTGAAGTATTTATCCTATACGATGATGAATTTGACTCCGAGTCATTGTACACTGGCGAGGCAGTCAACCCTGACCTAACCTACGGCACTGAGATTGGGTGGCTTAAAGATATAGACGATAGACAAATCTTAACATTGTTAGCGGTGCGCAAGTACGGGCATCTAAAGGACACGCAATTACTATGGCGCTTTGTTGCGCTATCAACCAACGGACTAATTAACATGATCAAGAATGATGACACTGATTAACGGCAGATTCTACGTTAACGGCATGGAGGTGCCCGTAGAAATAGGTAACAAGGAGCAAATCGCATTGCTGAAAGAAAGGCAAAAAACAATGGTCGAGGGTGTAGATGTTAACGTCTCAGTTGATGAGGTAAGAACGTACACCATTCGATTAACATTTCATTGCCCGTCATGTGGTAGGCATAACCTTTACGAGGACGATGGATACGAGGATGAGGAGTTTGCTGAAGATGGTGTTGAGGGGTTCTTGAATTTAGATCCCGAATGCAGATATTGTAAGCAACAATTTAACCTAGGGATAAGGGACGGCAAATATAAGTATATGCTATGAGAGAGGTAATATGCATTCAAACGCATAGCCAAGGCATTGTCAAGGAGGGGGAGATTTACCCCTTACTTGACGTGAGGCATGACTGCTCATGTGGTGCAAGAATGTACGACATTGGAGCAAATAGCGAAGCCATATTCCAAGTGTGTATGTGCGGTAAAGAATATGTAAGAAATAGTAAGACATGGTGGTTAGATAGCAGATTGTTTGCCATCCCAAATTTGGAGGAATTATATGGAGAAGTATGTACTGAGAATGTTGGACATGGGGGTTATTAAGACCCTTGATGATGCAGCACATGAGTTAAAGGATTTGCTCGCGTTAACTACGGGCAAGACAGTAAAAGATTGCAAGATGAGACTACAAGTAAAACAAATATTAAATAGTTATGACATGGGGTTCCACGCGACCTTGTCCGATATGGTATCGGAGTTTATGCTGATCATTAATTTAACTGAGAAAAAGAATTTAAACTACAAAGAATGCGAAGAATTATTTTTATCCTATTGCTCGGTATTGGGCAGACAAGGGCTCAAGTAGTTGAGAGTTTGGATAGCCAAGTGCTAACGTGCTTAGACACGGCGATAGGTAAGGGATGGGCAACAAGTGTATACTTAAACACGGGCTACGACAAGGAGGGATTAGATTATATCCCTCCAATACAATTAAAAAAACTTTCAAGGTTTGGTGACTATTACATACGATGTATGTTAGATGACTACTATTACTTTGAGATAATAATTATTAATTTTAAAAAAGAATATATATTTACAAACGACAAAGATGAATAACATAATAAAGAGCGATAAGATATTTATTGCGAAACTAGAGGCTGTCATTTACGAGTACACTGGCATAGATACAGATGTAATCAAGAGCAAGACAAGGAAGTCAGAGATTGTAATAATTAGATTCATCCAAGCATGGCTAATGAAGAAGTACACATTCATGTCATTGTGCAGTATTGGGAATCACTTAGGTGGACGAGACCATAGCACAATTATTCACGTTCTTAAGACGATTGAGGATTGGTACGAGCAACCTAAGATGTTCGCACCAGAACTAAAGATGCTTGAGGCAATAGAGAGAGAGGTAAAGATATGACAATACTAGAGATAAGGGCAATCATATCGCCAATTAACGAACATGATCCACGAGCGATGAGGGTAGTATATCCCGATGGCAAGGTGGAATTCAATGACTTTCAAGAAAACTTAAAGAAACAAATCGATGCACGGAAGACCAGTATTCAAAGGAAGAAATAGTATCTACATCATTGACAATGGTTGCAAGGTAGAGAAGTTTGACAACGGCAAGGTTGTGATCTACAACACACGCCTTGGTGGTGACTTCTACGAGAAGGTGGATCCAATTTATTATGAGATGTATGAGAAGGAGGGATTTGACATGATGTCTATCCAATTATCTATTGACACATTAAACATTGCATTGGAAAAGAATCCAAGCAATCAAGAAACAATTCAAAAATTAAAACAATATGAGAAAAAAATTAATTTCTATCGACCAAGAAACGATGGCAATCAAGAAAGTATTTGACTTGAGATTCCCATTCTGGACAAGCCTTGCGCTTAACATTGTTACTGTGGGTGTTATAGCACTTATCCTATTAAAGGAGCGCTCAATCTTAGTAAAGTACAAGACGATGATAGTGGAGAAGTTGGTCGAGGACATTCCCTTGACGGACAGCGCAATCATCAGTGAGTTGACGCACCTGGGATGTATGCAAGTGCCCGTGGCATTGGCGCAGTTTAAGATTGAGACGGGACACTTCAATAGTCACATTTGCAAGGACAACAAGAACATTGCAGGCATAAGAACATCGAGATCTAAATTAGTCATCGGCATGAAGAATGACCACTGCGCATATGCGACATACAGAGACTGCCTAAGAGACTATGTGGCGATACAGAACAGATACCTAACAAATATCAACCATCGTTACGCTGAGGATCCAAATTACATATCTAAACTAAAACAAATAAGATGAAAGCGATATTTAAGTTAAACAATGGAAATGGTGCGCTGCTATGCAATTGTTGTTCTGGCATCATTAAGACGGGGATAGACTTCTCTGATTACGAGCGAGACGCAATGATTGGAGACAAAGATTTAGTTCCTCAGTTCTGTAAAGAATGCAAGCACATTGTGAGATTAGCCATCTCAATGGCATATGCATATGAGGTGAGAAATCATTTAGACGTATTTACAAGTACAAGAGATTGGAGAGTGAATAAATGTAAGAAAGGCCTTTGTTTTAACTTGTACAAGATAAATCACATGAAAGTACGCGACATTGCACACCACCTTAGAATCAACCAATCAACTGTATACAAGTACGTTAAAAATTATCAAAAATTATTTGATGAAAACTTGTATTTCCGAAATTTAGTTTTAAATTTGAAACCCGATGAAAGATAATATCAACCCACAACACTACAAACAAGGAAAAGTTGAGTGTATCGATGCGATTGAATCAGCGACCATGAATAAGAAAGGACTCGATGCCGTGGCAACTGCCAACGTGATCAAGTACCTTTGGAGATGCGAGGATAAGGGTGGCTTGGAAGATATGAAGAAGGCCAAGTGGTACTTAGAGAGAATGATTGCAGCGAATGAGAGAGAACCAATAGTCACAATTAATGGATACGACATAGGTCATCAATTCAGCAAGTTATGAAAGTATACCAGAGCCAAACATTCACAATTATAAAGTACAAGGAACTATACCATGTATACTTTACTTGGGAGTACACCCATGCATTATTTATTGACTATAGCATTTACAATTGCTACTGGTTTATGTTTAAAGAATACCTAAAAAATCTAATATGAACACAACATTTGAAAAACTATCGAGCATCGACGTCACGAAGTACGTTGAGAAGAAACAAGGACAAAGTTATTTGTCATGGGCTAACGCGTGGAGACTTGCGTGTATCAATTGCCCGAACACAAGCCGAACCATCTATGAGAACTTGGATGGCAGAAACTACTTTACTGATGGCAGAACGGCATGGGTAAAGGTTGGTGTGACCATCGAAGGGATCGAGCACATTGATCAATTGCCAGTCATGAACTTGCGCAACCAATCAGTACTCGTTGACGTGATTACATCATTTGACGTTAACAAAGCGATTCAGCGTAGCACCGTGAAGGCCTTAGCATTGCATGGCCTTGGGATCAACATCTATGCTGGTGAAGACTTTGAGGAGACTGACACATCTAAGGACGATGGCAAGCAGACTCAGATCGTTTTAAACATTGGCGATGAGAATTGGAGTAAGGCAATTGCATATGTGCAGGCTAATAGAAAACTTGGATCCAAGAAATTGATCGATCAGTTAGCTAAGAAGTATGTGATTGACGACGTGATAAGCACGGAGATTCAAAAAGAAATCACTCAGTAATGATCAAGGATGATTGGGTTGCCTACAGACCACTACTGGCAACCCATACAACATTCGGTAAGTACATCTCAAAATTAGACAAGAATTATTGTCTCGTCGAACTTGGTGGAATATCCACCAAGTGTGAGAGTAAATCAGTAACCAAAATATACGAAAATAATCTAATCAAACAATTAAATGAACATAGAACTATTAAAGGATGATGCCAACTACTATGGCGACATGGGAAAACAATTCCTATCTAACTCAGATATTGATGCCTTGTTAAGGGATCCATCAAGTTTTAAAAGAAACAAAGAAAAGACTGTCGACATGGTAAAAGGAAGTTACTTCCATACAATGTTGATCGAGCGTGACAAACTGTCACGGTTTGAAATTGTGAATGCGTCAAGCAGAAACACAAATATCTACAAGGATGCGTGCGCTGATGGAGAGATAAGATTATTGTCAGCAGAACAAGACATGATAGTGAGAATGGCTGAGGCCATCACTGGCAATATCACAACGTATGACATGGTTTATGATGACGTGATTGGATACGAGGTTCCAATGGTTAAGGAAATCATGGGACTGATGTGGAAAGGGAAGGCTGACATTGTGAAG